CGTATTTACCAACACCCCCAACAAGCTCAGTCCTAATAACGAGGTCATCATCACCAGCGATAGCACCATTGAGCTTGTCTTCGAGCCAGTGGGTTGCGTCGTACCCAAGAGCCTTCTCTTCGTCGTCCTTAGTTCGTTTCTCTGGCGTATCGACTCCTGCCACTCTAACCCTTTCTTTCTTATAAAGATCGAAACCCAGGTCAATAGTGACATCGATTGTATCGCCGTCTACAACCCTATTTATTTCTACAACTCTAAAGTTATAGCAAGACTTCCTGCTTGGTGGTGTCATTGCTCCCATAATTCATCTCCTTTGATTCTAGTGCGCCTGCCAATCCAATAATAGTTATAAGAGCAGTGATGACAGCACCAGCACCCCACACCCATTTTTCAAGTTTACGAACTCTTTCACGAAGTTCATCAACCATGGCAGAATCTCCACCATTTTCAAGTTGTTCGACCCTATGTTTCAGAAGTGCTATCTCTTGATCCTGCTGAGCATCTTTGATTTCTATTTGATTAGGCATTACTTCTTCTTGCCTCCGTTCTTAGCCTTCTTCGCTGTTGCGTTGCCCTGGTTCTGCTTCTTGTTGTTTGCAGTCCCCTTCTTGCCCTTGTTCGGACTCTTGGACATCTTCTTCTAGTTCCTTAAATGATAGGATTAGAATATATATGACACAATATAGCGTAAATGCAAGTCCGCAACATAAAAGAATAATAACAGACCAAACAGGATCGTTTATATCTCTCATCGCCACTTCCTATGATTTATGGAAGTATCATTCCAATCATTGGCATCTGACCAAGGAGCAATGATACGAATATCATCGAGTCCTTCTATATCAGACTTTTTGATTTCTGTTACTGGTTCCTGTTTCTCTTCTTCGTTCCAAGTTTTCATAATCTCATTAACTTGTTTATCCACGTCAGTCATCTCCATATCAACTTTACCTTGAACCCACATAGTCCATAACCACTCTATGAAACCTAGAGCAAGATGATTGATGGGAAATTTTTGTTTGTTTGCCCATCTCTTACTCTTAGTATACCAGTTGTCTTCTCCACCCCAATAATACTTAAACTTATGTTCTATTTTAGGATCAGCAGTCATTAAATGTAGACCCCACTTCAGAACCAATATCAGAACCTAATTTCTGTCCCAAAAGAAGTGCCCATCCACCTGCTAGCCATCCAACATAAGGAATACTAGAAACAGCAGGAACTATGAGTCCAGCACTAATTGCGGTTCCTGCCATCGCACCCTGTGAGCGTGCGCCAGCGTCCGCCCTGATGCACTCTTCGCTTTTGGCACCCAACTTTCCCTCGGGGTCTAATGCCCCACCTCCTAGGTTTCTAGCACCATCCATTGTATATTGGTCTACACGATATTCTCTTCTACGTGTTATACCACCACCAAAGAATCCTTTCTTATTCTGGTCCAACTGAAGAGACTTTTCAGAGTTTAAAATAGCAGGGTCGTTTGCTTTATATTCAATTTTATATCCATCCCTAGTTGCTTCAACTTTATAGGATGAATAATCTCCCTGTGGAAAATTAATTACTGGATACTGCGGTCGAACAGCATTCAACAAATGACCGAGAATACCAATATGAGCAATACCAAATACCACACCTAATCCAATAGCAATATTCTTTGTAGAGAATCTCTTTGGTGGTGTGGATGGAATTACTTCTGGAACATCAGTCTTTTTGTTGAATGCCATAATCAGAAGGGAAGAGCGGATCCAGTCTTACCAGTTGGAACGGCACCGCCAGTTACTTCTGGCATCTTAGGCATTGCCTTTTCAAGCATACCAGGGAGAGCACCAGCAACTGCTTCGGTTGCTGCTTTAGTTGCTGCTGCTTTGGCAGATTCAATCAAAGCATCCTTATTAAGATACACATAAGCACCACCACCAACAATGGCAGCAGATACACCAAATGAAGCAAGAGCTAAAACGTTAATAAGTTTTTGCATTTTATTGTCCAGTAAAGGTTTTATCTAAATCCTTCAACTCAGAGTAATATTCACAGGGATATTCCATAGCAACTGGTTCATCATAAATCATCATTTCGGTACGGCAAATTCCATTACCAATTTCCATATGACCAACAATAAACAAAGTGAGTAGCATCATGGCATTAAATTGTAGGCATTACGGGTGGTTCACCGTCGTTCTTAGGAGCAGCGGTACTAATCTGAAGAGGTGCTTGCTCAATACGAATCGTTTGAGCAGGAGCAGTTGCGGCAGCAGCAGCAATCAGTTTCTCCAAATCTGCCTTAGATACACCGCCAGCATTACCCATCTTCATCGTTCCATCGCCAGACTTCTTAGCAGTCTGAACACCGAATGTTGCTAAAACACCAGTAAAGACCGATGCGATAAAAGTGGGATCAAGTTTCTGCTCAGGAATACCAAATGCAGCAGGAAGTTTAATGTAAGCAAGAGTTAAAATACCACCAGACCAGACAAGAATACCAAGTCTGACCATTGTGCTAATTGCTTCCAACTGACCTTCATGATCAGTAGCAGCATCTCTTAGTTTAGCAAATGGACCCTTCTTTTTTTCTTCTTCCTTTGCTTCTGCTTTAGAAACTTCTTTTACTTCTTCTGGCATTATGTGTGAAATAAGGCACTGCTATTTAGGGTGCCAATATTTCAACAGTGATGTTTGAGTTTTGTATTTGGTTATATCTTTTACAAAGGGTTTCACTTGATTCGTGTTCCCATCGATGATATGCACTTTTTAGGGATTTGACGTAATCAGTACCACCACAACCTACCATTTCTTCGGCAACGATGGTCTTGATTAACACATCTCTCGTTAAATGTGTCATATGTAAATTCTTGTTTCCAACAATAAATTCTACATTATAATTCTTAAGAGAAATCAAAGAATTTATCTTGGGTGGTCTTCCGAAAAATTTCGGATGTTATTATTTAGTGATATATCCCTCTTCACGTAACCACTTTTCAGTCAAAGGGGTCGGTTTATACACCTCCCACATTTTACCATTAGCACAAGCATCCAGTGCTTTAGCAGTCATTCCTTCAGTTCTTCCTGCCCATCCCGCCTCTGCTTCCCAGGGAACAGCAGATGCTGGGTAAGACCGTTCTGCCATTTCACGGTACATTGTAGGTACATCTTCTTCAGGATTGATAATGGCAATCAAAGAGTTCTTAATAGTACCTGCCATACAATCCTGTGCTGCATGCCATCCCTCATGACGCATCACAGACATCAATACACCAGGGCGACGCATGTAAGTCTTATTCAGGAAGAAGTTATTACTTACAGTGTGATAGACACCACGATGTCCAACAGGAAAATATTTTTCATCTGCTAGAAACACCTCAACTCCGACCTTATCAAGGGCAACGAGCATTCTACCGAACTCGTCAGCAATGATACTATAATCACTATCGGGATAAACATTAGCAATAATGCTGATATCTTTGACTCGCTGGACATCTTTGGTGCATTCGCGGACAATCATACACCCCATTGAGTCCATAGTGTAATAACCCTTGGTGATTTTAGAGTTATCGGCAAAAGCAGGAGTTCCCACAGAAACTGCTGCCAGCATAGCAAAAATAGTTTTGATCATGTGAAGTATTTTTTATAAAGAGCAGATGCTTCAAGATGTTTACCACTATTGGTAAGTAATTTGATTCTATCTAGAATCTTCTTTTTGAAAACCTTAGACGTTACCTCCATCTTCATCTCCTATGTATTCTAGTGAAATTACATCAGTACTTTTAATCTTTGGGTTCATCCATTCCTTGAACTCACAGTGTACAGCATAAGCATTATCTATGTCATCTTCACAAAGAATATGAATCCTATCAATTACATAATCATGTATCTTGTATAGGTTTTCTTGTAAAGTTACCATAGTCCTTACGCATGTAGCGACCTAGAATATTACTATTATAATAGGCAGGACTTCCGTCGTCAAGTGCTTCTGATAATACATTGTTAAGAAACAATTGTTTTGTTTCTTCAAAGTTACAATTGCCTTTTGTATCGTGAATACTCAGTATTTCTCTACTGAAGATCTCTTTGCCATACTTTTTTATATCCTCCTTTAATTCTGGGCAAGAACCATAGTACTTTTTCCAATCTGATTCTTGTTTTACTTTTCTTTTCTTTCCTGGTGGCTTTCTAAAGGACCAAAAGTATTTTCTACCGATGTACCGTTTACCTGTTTGTAAATTAGTAATCCTGTAGACAAAACCATACAAATCGTTAATGTCCTCAGATAGAAAAATTCTACCTTTAAAAACCCATGGGTTTTCATAACTCATACTTTAAAATTATATGAGCTATTATTTATCTTTAACCGGGACAAACCTAGTCTATTCACAATCAAGGTTTATGTCAAGCCCTTGATAAATAATCAATAAAGAGTTATACTGATGTCGGTCTACGTCAGAAATTTAACAATAAGTTCTCATTCTGATTTTTCAGAAAACTTTGAATTGTATCAGTTAGGTGGTCTACCTACAAATCTGTCTGGATACACAGTAGAGTCTCAAATGAGAAAGCATCCAGACAGTTCCACTGCCTATAACTTTACTGTAGGTATTACCAGTGCTGCTGATGGTAATTTGACCTTATCGATGACAGATAGCGATACTTCATTGATAAAACCTGGAAGATATGTATATGATGTAATGGCAACAAGACCTAATGGTGATAAATTAATTGTTCTAGAAGGAACTGTGAATGTGAGAGCAGGATTTTCTACTAACTGTCCATAATGTCACAACAACCAACATTTATCGTAAATCTGTTAATGTATACAGGTTGCGACTTTACTCAAACATTTGTATTAGAAGATACTCAGTCAAATTCACCAAAGAATCTGACTGGATACACTGCGTGTTGTAAAATGAGACGCTACGAAACTTCTAGTGAAGCGGGAACCTTTACAGTTGACTTTGGTAATGATAGAAGAGGAGGACGTTTAGAAATTATAATGACAAAAGCAAATACTATTAACTTGAAAGCAGGAAAATATTTTTACGATGTCGTACTACAAGATCCTAACAACGAAAGGACAAGAGTCGTTGAAGGAACCATTTTAGTTAAGAGAGCAGTTACTCGTTAGTTTTGCTTACTTACTGGTCTACCAGCATGTGATTTCTTCCACCAACCATAAGCATCCATGGTATTTGGATCGCTATTTGGATTTGGAATTATATCTTTAGTGGGATCATCTTCTACTTTTACCCCCTGCCCCTTTCCTTTCTCAGCATCAAGAATATTCTTTGTAGCAACTCCAAGACCTAATCCAAGTGTTCCAAGGGCAGCAATTTTACCTGCTGTTCCAAGAGGTTTTCTTGGTGGTTTTGGAATGTTTCTACCAGTTACTTGAGTTTTTGGTTTGCCAAAAACTCTCTTCATGAAACCAGTATTGAATAATCCACCTCTGGTCTGACTGCGAGTGATAGTAGTGGTTCCAGATCTGCCGAAAAGACCTTTTAACTTACCTGCTTGCCTTAATGCCCAAGGAGCAATTCTTGTTAGTGCTCCAATTCCCTCACAAACGGCATAGAGATCACTATCATAGCTAACACTCTCAGTAAGAGTCAGTGAAGAAATCACTTTCTCAGCAAGTTCTTCATCTTCAAGAGTCCAGAATTGAATAGTCTCATCAATAGTGTATCCACTCTTCAGCATAGCATCAGAGGTCTCAAGTACAAACTCTTCAAAAGTCTTCATTGAGAATGTATTTTTTCTTGGTTTTGGATTTGCTTTTTCCGCCTTTCTCTTAGCAACAATCTTATCATACTGAGACTTAGTTACCAAATTCATTGCTGCTGGATTATCCACAACAACAGCAGTTCCTGCCTTATTCAATTTAAAAGAAGCAGTTTGCTGCTTATTTTTAAGATTATTCGCAGTGTTCTGAACCTGCTGTTGATTTACTCTAGGTCTTTGTGCTGGTGGTTTCATGGTCTTATTAAGGACCTTAGTAGCAAGTCCTCTAGCACCTGCGTAACCAGCAATACCGCCAGCAATACCACCAAGAGCACCGCCTATCAGAGCCCCCTTAGGACCTAAGAAAGAACCAATCTTTGCTCCAAGTGCGAGACCTGCCTTAGCACCTGCCCATCCGCCAGCTGTTCCCGCACCGACCTGTGCGGCAGTTCTCTTAACTGACTGACGCTTAGAATATCCAGCGTCTCTAGCATCTTTGTAGGAAAGTCCAACATCTGCGATAGCAGCAGCAGGACCAGCAACACGACCAATACCACGGAGAGCACCTTTGACGCCCTTAACAGCAGGTGAAGATGGTTTATATGAGTAAGATCCTCTGCGACTGGTTGTAAATCCTGTTTGTGTACGCAAGTCACGAAAAGTCATTTTCTGACCTTGTGACTGAGGTTTGGTAGGTGATGGTTTTGCTGGTGGTTGAACGAAATTAGTTTGACTTGAAGTGACTCTAGCAGCACCTGTTGGTTTGGTAGGTGATGGTTTTGCTGGTGGTTGAACGAAATTAGTTTGACTTGAAGTGACTCTAGCAGCACCTGTTGGTTTTGAAGGTGCTTGAGTTGTTGGTGGAGTTCCTAAATTTAAAGTTTGTGAAGTTTTTGTCTTTGTCAGAGTGGCAGTTCCACCCTGAGAAGTACTAGGTTGTGTTGGAGTGCTACCGCTGCCACCACGACCACTACCAGTACCAGAACTTGGTTTGCTGCTAGATGGTGCTGTACCACCAGCAGACGGTGGTCTTTGAGCAGCAGGAGCATTGAACGCCCTTTTTAAAGCACGTCTTCTAGCATCCTCCAACGACTTAAATGCCGCTTCACGTCTTGCAGTTTGTGGAACAATATCTTTATAACGACTAGTCATAGACTTATAAGTCTTTCTGACTTTGCTTCTTGCTGGTTTATCACCAGCAGCTGCTCTACTCACAAGATCATCAACAGTCTTTGCTGATTGTCCTGGATTTTTTACACCACGTTTTGATGGATTATAATCAGCATCGCCATATCCCCTAGTTACACTTCTAGTAGCATAAGTTTGAATACCTTTTGCTGTTGGTACTCCAGATTGTCCGATATAACCTCTTACACGACCTTTCTTAAAGGTTTTTAGTTGTGCTGCTGTAGGTGGTTTATTTACTGCTGCTCTTTTTCGCTCCAACTCTGCTCTGCGGGATTTTAAAGCTTTGGAAACTTCTGCTTGCTTAACTCCTTTTGGTTTCTCTACTGCTCTAGTCGCTTGGCGATATTTTTTTCCAGTTCCAGGTTCTGCACGTTTACCGACCATCGTTTCCTCTGGACCAGAACTTTGTGCTGCTTGAAGTTCTGCAGATCCACCCTGATTTTTTAAAAGAGTGTCTTTAACTTGTTGTCTTTTTTCTTGCTCTTGTGCAGTTTTGATTGCTTTTTTAGAACTACCGAAATATACACCAGATTCTGGTTTACTTGATGTAGCAACAACTGATGGTTTTGTAGATTTGGCAGATTTCCAAAGACCTATAATCTCATCAGAAGAAAGTGGTTTTCTTGCTGTATCAAGTCCTCTACGAATTCGTTGAGAAGAAAGTGATGATGTTTCTGGTCTAGCCTGACGCTGCAATTTCTTTTTGTCAGCATCAGATACAGGAAACGCTTCTTCTTTTATATTTTCAGTAATAAATTTCCTAAACGACTTCATCTGACGACAACACTTTTTCCTATATGGGTATTTATAAAAAAAGAGAGGACCTCAGTCCTCTCTAGTATAAGCGTCGTATGCGTCATAAGCACCAAATAAAAAGTCATCAGAAGCAGCTGCCTCTTGGTATGCTGCTAATGATGCTTCCTTAATATCTTCCGATGGTTGCGGAATCGGAGTAAGTGGTTCAATTTCGTCCATCTCTTTCCAGATTCTGGCAAATTCATCAGATTCGGTAGATTCAGTAGATTCGGTCCAAGTATGATCATGGGGAATAGGTTCAGTACCATATTCCCATGTATCATAATCTTCTTCGTTTCTTGGGTCAGAGTTGGAATCCTGAGAATGTATCTTTTTTGACATCTTGCTTGATACCTCCAACGATATATGATTCCACTTCAGTTTCCTGAGGGGCAACTTGGAGACCTTTGGAAGAAATCCAGTGTTCCGTCCAGGGCAGTGGATTGTTTTTAGCGGAGATGTCATAAAGTGGTTTCAGTCCGATTGCTTTCATTCTACGATTAGCGACCCATTCGACATATTGTTGTAACAATTTGTCATTAAGACCTATCATAGACCCATCTTTGAACAGGTACTCTGCCCAAAGTTTTTCTTGATTTACACAGTTTTCAAATGTGCTGATCAACCAAGGTTCTTCTTCCTTGGCAATCTTTGCCATTTCTGGGTCATCTCCCTGCTTCCATTTATTTAGAATGTTCTGAGTGATGGCAAGATGCTGGTTTTCGTCTCTGGCAATTAAGGAGATGATCTTTGCACTTCCTTCCATAAGCTTGAGTTCGCCAAAAGCAAAACTACAAGCAAATGAGACGTAAAAGCGAATACCTTCAAGAATATTAACGTTTGCAACTGCTCTGAAGAGTTTGCGTTTAAGTTCATACCTTGAATCGAGTGCGTAGGGGACTTGCTCTAATGCGTGCTGCCACTCCATAGAGTTATCATACTGATGGGCAGCGTTGATGAAGTCATTGTATGCTTCAGTAACGCTCTGAGCGCGTTCTACGATACGGTCATCGGTCAAGATGTGGTCAAACACGTCTGATGGGTCAGCATAGACGTTCTTGATGATGTGAGTGTATGAACGACTGTGAATCATTTCCATGAATCCCCAGACTTCCATACATGCTTCCAATTCAGGGAGGGAGCAGTATGGAATGAATGCCATACCAGGACCACGACCCTGAACAGAGTCCAGCATAATCTGATACTTTAGGTTAGAAGTGAAGATATGCTTTTGCTCTGGACGCAGTGTCTGATAGTCACTGCGATCTTTTTGTAAGGAGACCTCCTCAGGTCTCCAGAAATAACCAAGTTGTTGTGTTGTTAGTTTATCAAAAACTGGGTACTTGTAAGAGTCGTATCTTTGGATACCCAAAGGTTTTCCAAAGAACATTGGTTGCTTCTTGGTGTCAACTGTTTCTGAGTTGAACACCGTCATAGAATTTACCACGGGTTTACTCTCGCTGTTCGTCTTAAATCTTACAAGACTCACACTCTTCCTCCTCTGCTTGTTCTATTTGAGCGATTAGATTATCAAGACTTTCTTTGGTATCTTCTACCTCATCGGTCTTGAAGTCATATGTGTTTTGGTAGTAACTTGTCTTCCAACCATACTTATAAGTGGTCAGAAGGTCCTGTGCCATCACGGAGACGGGTACTTCATTATCTGGATACTGGGTTGGGTTATAACTCCAGTTTCCACTGATTGCTTGGTCAAAAAACTTTTGCATAACAGCAACAATATTAATGTAACCCCTATTAGACTCCATGTCCCAGAGAAGTGTGTAATTGTTCTTAAGGCTAGCATACTGGGGAACGATTTGTTTGAGTGGTCCTTTTTTGCTCTTCTTAATGGACAAATACCCTCTAGGTGGTTCGATGCCATTTGTTGCGTTTGACACAACGGAACTGCTCTCTGATGGCATTTGAGCAGACAGTGTTGAGTTCCGTACTCCATGTTCCTTGACCCTAAGTCTAAGACTCTCCCAATCATAGTGAAGCTCATTCGGAACTATTTCATCGACATCATGTTTATATGTATCGATTGGAAGAATTCCATTGCCATACTTGGTACGGTTACTGTATTCACAGGCACCTTTCTCTTGTGCCAGGTCCACTGTAGCAGAAATCAAGTAATATTGGAAGGCTTCTGTCAGTTTGTGAACTGCTTCCCAAGCACCTTTATCGGCGTAATTGTACCCCTGCTTCGCCAGGAAGTGTGCTAAACCGATATAACCGATTCCAAGTGAGCGGCGTGCCTTTGTGGCGATTTCTGCTGCTGTGATGGGGTAGTTTTGAAAATCAATAAGTTCATCAAGACTCCTAACAGCAAGATCGCAGAGAACTTCAAGATCCTCAAGATCCCTAATTTTTCCAACATTAATAGCAGAAAGAATGCAGAGAGCAATTTCACCGTTAGGGTCGTCAATGTGTTGGAGTGGTTTGGTTGGGAGAGTAATCTCCTGACAGAGGTTACTCATCTCAACTTTATCCATGAAGGAAGAGTGAGAGTTGCAGTGGTCAATGTTCATGATGTACAAACGACCAGTCTCTGCGCGTTCTTTCAGGATGTCGAGGAAGAGTTCTTGAGCACCAATGGTTTTTCTAGGGACCGACGCATCTGCTTCGTACTTTCCATATAACTCATCAAACTCAGGAGTACCGAAAGCATCATAAAGCCCAGGCACATCGTGAGGACTAAAGAGACTAATGTCCTTGTTAGTGATAAACCTTTCATAGAAAAGTTTAGAGATTTGGATGGAGTAATCAAGTTTTCGGACACGGTTATCTTCGGTTCCTTTATTATTTTTTAGGACAATGATGTCTTCGATTTCTTGGTGCCAGATTGGGAAGTGGACAGTCGCTGATCCACCTCTGATGCCATTTTGAGTGCAGCATCGGACAGTTGCTTCAAACTTCTTGAGGAAAGGGACAACGCCTGTGTGCTGAACTTCTCCGCCTCTGATTTTAGCGTTGATGCCACGGATTCGACCTGCGTTGATGCCGATTCCCGCCCTTTGTGCAACATACCTGCCAATTGCCATATCAGAGCTAAAGATAGAATCGAGGGAGTCATCAACATCAACAAGAACACAGCTAGCATATTGTCGAAGTGGAGTTCGCACTCCCGCCATGATAGGTGTGGGAATGTTGATTTTGTGCTTTGAGATTGCGTTGTAGTATTTTCTGACATATTCCAGTCTGGTTTCCTTAGGATACTTAGAAAAAATAGTTGCCGCAATCAAGAGGTACATGAATTGTGGTGTCTCATATTGAGCACCTGTGCTGCGGTCTTGAACCAGGTACTTGTCAACAACCTGACGAAGACCTGCGTAAGTAAACAGGTAATCACGTTGATGGTCAATAAAAGATTCGAGTTTATCAAACTCTTCCCTAGTATAAAGATTTAGAATCTCTGGATCGTAGACTCCTTTATTAACACAATTCTTAGTGTGCTCGTAAACAGTCAGAGTGTCATGTCTACGACCATTAATTTGCTTTCTGAGAGCGAACAGAAGCAAACGTGCTGCCACGAATTGATAGTTGGGATGGTCCAGATCAATAAGGTCGCTAGCAGAGCGAATCAGAATCTCTTGAATCTCTGCTGTAGTGATGCCATCATAAAACTGAATTCCAGACTGCATTTCAACCTGAGAAGCAGAAACTCCTGCTAGATCTTTACATGCTTCTTCCACCATAACGTGGAGTTTATTCAAATCAAGAGGTTCAGTTTTTCCGTTTCTCTTAACTACCTTTGTCCCGTTGCTCATATTTTTTTCCAAGTGTTGAATTTAACTTTTGCTTCTAAACCAGAATATGTATTTAATTTTAACATAGACATAACGTCATGTCCAGCAAGGATCATATCGTTAATATCTTTCTCTACAATGTTGTTTCCCCAGATAACTACTTTGTCTCCTCTATCGATAAGTTTGGCGATTCGGTTGACGATTTCTCGGTTACGTGGTTCATTATCAAGAACCCAAATATAATCGCGCCAACCAAGCGACCGAATATCAACATCGGACCCGCACATAGCAACAGCGTTTTCCACGAACGTGGAGTCAAAGGGTCCTTCAACAATGTAAATCGGTTTTTCTTCATCGATGGTTTCAAGTCCGTATAGTTTCGGAGAATCATCGTTCAACATCACAGTGATATATTTAACCGGATTAGGAACTAGACTTCTACCCTGAAAACCGATTAGATTTTTATCCCTATCGTACATAGGGATGATAATACGCTGCTCATCTCTACCAATAGTGTCAAAGGTTTGTTTTTGTGTATTTGTCCACTGTTTGAACTTGTCAGCAAAGTAAAACTTTTCTGGATTTAGATTTCTTTTAAGTAAGTATTCCCTAGCAACTTCAGATTCAGATGCTCTAGGTAAATCGACCTTCTTTTTGAAAATAGGTTTCTTGAAAGTGAACTCTGGTTCATCAACAACAAAACTTCTACCAGTATGTCCCTCCTTGAACTTCTCAAGGGTATACTGCTTATAGAGGGTTGTATCAATCTTCTTGAGGAAATTATTCAAGGACAAACTAGCACCGCAGTTATGGCATTTGAAGTTTGTATTATTCTTCACGACATAAAAATACCCCCGCGTCTTGTTCTTGTTCTTCTGTGAATCACCACAGATAGGACAGCGGAAGTTATACAGGTCTGCCTTGACCTTCTTGAATTTTTGTAGACGCGAAGATACTAGTCCAATATACTTGGAATCAACTAGATCCATTACAAAAGGTCTTTACTGTCGCTCTATTATAGCAGCGGCTTGGGGTGAAGTCAAGAAAAATGGTGCTAATCTGCTGCCCGCACCAATAAGAAGTGCTGCCACTACTAGCACTCCACCAACTTGCCAACGGAACTTTGAGAATGCTTTTATTTCTACCTGTAACCTATCAATTCTATCGTGAATAATCTTATGGTCCTTTTCACTTTCTGCTTTTAACTCATCAATCATTTTGATAATGAGTGTATCAGTCTTCATACTTTGCTCTATTCTCTCATCGTGCTTTGTGAGAATCTGAGCAATACGATTATTACCTTCAGATATCTTTTCTACAGCGGACTCCAACTTTGCCAGCATTTCGCGTGACAGGTCTTCATACATATCAAGTTTAGATTCAAGAACCGCTACCTTTGAACCTTGACTGAACATTTTATGCCATCCAGCGTTTTCTAACACCAGGAAAACATCCTCTACCAATAATAGTGGGTTCTCCTTTCTTTCTCTTTTTCTTTACAGGAGGATCATCACCTGCTTCAACAGTACCAGCAATCTGACCATGTGATATAGACATGGTTGGACCACCCTCCTCTTTGAGAGTTCTAACAATATCAATAATTCTATCGATGTCCATTAGAGATTCTTTAACTCTTGTAAGCAAACTTCGTCTATTTCAATCTCATTTATTACTGTCTTAGGATACTCTGGTACCCTATTCAAGAAAACAAGAAAACTTTTTATTGCTGGCCAAAGGTCTTGCTCCAAGTTATAGAACAAAAGAGGAACAGCGGCATCATCAAATACATTGAAAAGAATGATAAGATGATTTAATATCAGATGAATCTTAAGTTCACCAGTATTCTTATATCTTTTCAACAATCTTTTTATATAACGAATCCGTTTCAGATCAGACTCAAAGTCATCTCTGGTAACAGCTTGAGGATTGTTATAGAATTTTATAGCGAAGAGTAAGTAATTACTCTCATTCAATTCGTCAAATCTCATACATCACTCAATTATCATTCTGGGAATACTGCGTCGTCGTTTTGATCCAGACCAGTGATTCCGATTGCTACCAGAGTTTCTGACTTAACTCTAAGAGTTCCATGAACATCGACATAGGTTGTGATTCCAACCCATCCGCCATGAGTAACTGCATAGGCAGTTGTTGCTGCTAATCCAACCTCAGTTTCATCGACACCATATACTGTGAAGTTGGAAGTATCCATCCCTTCATGATGTGCCGCGAACTTTGGCTCGTCACCAGATACATCTCCAGATCCCCAAAGTGGTGCCATGTCGTTTTACCTTTGAATCTTGTATAAAGATATTTATAAAAAGTAAGGTATCACTCTTCGCGTGCAACCATTGCCTTCTTGACAACTTCAAGAAGTTGATCGTCCATGTCAGTCTTGGTTAACTTAACCGCTTTACCCAAGATAACAAGACAGATCTCAACCAACTTTTCACCGAGTTCTTCGTTCTCTGGAATCTTGTTGACGGCATCAGAAATTACCTTAGATGCTAAAGGGAGTAAAAATGAAAGCATTGTTTTATCACATACTTACATTATATAGTATACTTTGGTATTTTTTTAGACTCCCTTCAATCCACCAGGAAGTTGTGGACCCGTTCTCTTCAAAAATTCTTTTTCCGATCCCATTCCACGAATTGCCTTGTTATATATCCTTGCAGTTTTTTTTGCTTGATTGTGCTTATCATAATCAATTGGATCAGGCATTACACCTTCGCAAGTTGCTGCCAGTTTAGCATCAGAAGATGTCATTGCCTTCATGGTTTTTTCTTCACCAGGCATCATATCCATAATCAATGGGTTCTTAATGCCCATTGCTCTTAACTTATTCTTGAGAAGTTCTCTATAAGTTCTTCTTTCTTGTGGAGAACATTCCTTCTCTTCAGATTTCTTTTCTTCCTTGACAGATTCTTCTACCTTACCCTTTCCACCACAGTGTTCGCAGTCAGAACCACATCCACATCCACTTTCAGTAATTTTGTTTCCACAGCAGGAACATTCCTTGCCAATCTTGCTTTCTTCTACTTTCTTCTTCTCAGCAATCATATCAAGAAGTTTAGAAGTGCTCTCACTAACACCTTCTTTCGTTCCATCCATTACTTTGACAACACCATTCTTGTAGTTGTCTACGTTTGTTCCGGTAATTTTACCTCTATTTTGACCTTCAGTTGAAGTAGTTCCATCAACAAGGAACTCTTCGTTCATTTTTTTCTTCTTAGCAATCGCTGCGTTGATAGCATCACGACGATTGTAGATATAAGAATCAGTCTTATCCTTCTTACCGTCGTCGTTTACATCACCATCTCTCTTGCTCTTAGCAACGGGTTTGTCAAGACCACCTTTGTTGGGAACTTCTTTCTTTTTGCCCTCATAAGGATCACCGTGCTCGGTCATCTCAACATCAAGACCCTTTGCTCTCAGTTCGGTGATTTTCTGGCGGTCAGCATATCTGACATAAGAACGACCAGACTTTTTATCAGTAACTCTTACCTTATATTTCTTCTCCGAAGTCATATCTTCCTCAATGACTTCTTCCTTAATATTCTTCTCAACGAAGACTTGGAACATTGCCTTTGCGACGGCACTGCTGGCACCATCAGACATAGCATCATAATGTGCTACTTGCATTTCTTTATTCTTGTTCACTTCCGCCTTCTTGATAAAAACTCCACCCCCAAGAGGTCCACCTTCTTTGGGTTTGCCAGTTTTGGGATCTGTATATACTTTGATTCCGGACTTTCCAGTCTTAGGATCTTCCCAAGGATTCAGAGTTCCTTGAACATTTGGGAAACCCTCTTTGACTTCTTTCTTCTCACCACCACCACCATCTTTGCCAAACAGTTTTGCTCTAACTGCTGCCTGCTCAGGAGCAGTAAGATTGCTGTTAGACATATACTGAGAATACGCTGCTCTTAGATCGATGCCCTCTCTTCTGGCACGATAGCGAATATCATAGACCGCCTGACGGATCTTCTTCTCAGAACCCTCACCTTCTACATTACCTTCACCTTTTGACGCAGCAGCAGGTGCCGCCTTCGCAGGGGCGAACTTGCGTGCTGGGAGTTCCTCAAATATCTTTTTAGTCATCGGAAGATTCTACGATTACGATTTCCTTATCTTATATTTATTTATAAATGCGATTCCGCTAGACATAGCGCCTGGAACCATTGATTCAACATACTTTCGGTGAGCATCAGTTCCAATTAAACGTTGATTTGCGGGGACACCAGAACGAGTAGTTCCATTGACAACTGCTTCGGTTACATCCTTAATCCATGCCTTAAACATAATCTTATCCTCAGTAACACAGATAAGATGATTAGCACCTCTACGAACAATACGACCAACCAATCCAGTATTGAGATTCTCCACCAATTCACCAATACGGAAAATTGCTTTACTTACATAATTTTCACGAAGAGTATCTTGGTCAAACTTAGGTGCCATCTCCCAGATACCCCACTCCTCGTTGATACCCATCGACATTCTTGTGGTATCAAAAAGTTGCTTTGCTTCTCTGCGAGGGAAACCCTCAGGCATAGCAGACATAAAAGTTTTGAAATCGTTCTCGGAAGCAGCAAGTCTCAATCGAGACGCAGACATCCCTTCAACTCCATCAGCATCAGGGTCTCTATCACCAGCAGAAACGACCTCAACATTGTCGAACTGATACAGAGAACCATTATAGTTATTAGCAAGTTTATCAAACTCCTTTACTCTATCGGCACCACCAACAATTCTTACATTGGTGTATCCATCATTATGTGCTTTCTTTAAAACGTCAAAAATAGTTCTAGTATTCTGATCATTCTGAATTCTTGAACTATGCTGGGGAAACATCCCTCTCATAAATGCTACCTTTGTATCAGCATCCAAAGGATTCTTTTTAGGATCATTTGAACGTGAAGGTACAATCATATAATCACTTCCGTCTGCTTCAGCAGCAGAGGCAGCAGTATCCATTAACTGTTGGTGACCAGCATGTGGAGGATTAAATCTACCAAAAGCAATGGTCAAAGTTCCTTTTGTTTTGGGCACAGGAGGTGGACCTGCTTTTAAATCTGGACTCTGAAGTTGAGACTGAACAGCATCCGCTTGTACTGCCTGTTGTTCTATCTCCTTTTCAGCAGCAACAGCATCCATCTCATCTGCTTGTGCTCTCAGTTCATCAGACGATGGTTCGGATGCGGGTTCTTGTTGCTTAAGTGATGGATCTGTAAAGTTTGGATCTGAGATATTCTTTTCCAGTTCAGTTTGGTCAGGATCTCCCTTACCAACTTGCTGTCTCTTATTATAAAACTTTAATCTTCCCTTTTCTGTTTTGGCGACAAACTCTTTGGTGGTTCTATCATACCATCCACCATGCCCGTCTCCTTCAAGACCAAGACGTGCTGCCTGCTGCGCTGCAGATTCACTAAGAAATTGGAAAAAACTTTTCATTGATATTTGTTTCTGCGAAGTTCTAAAGTTACAGAGCCTCGATTGGCGGTAATGTACTTTAGTATGTCGTTGCGTATCTTTATATATTTATTCTTTTGTGCGCCCTTGCTGGAATCAATCTCACGTTGAAAAGTCATGTAGATATAACGAGCAAAATGTTCGTAACTCGTTCCTTTATAATCTTTTATCAATTCTGAAACATAATCAGACATATTGCTTGATGCTCCTACCACCTTTTCCACTGATAACCATCCTAGCACCTTTTATTCCATAGTTAGAGCGGTCGCCTTTGTAGATACACATGAATACTGGTTCATAGGCACCACCGATAGAATCCCCATTACTATGAGTCTGTGATGAAGCAACTAACTTATACTTCCCAACTCCAGTTCTAGTGATATTCACCGTGCCCTGAAGAAGAACATCAACATTCTGTATACTTGGACCACCACCATATCCATTACCATAAACTGCCATCATTTTGAGGTTATTATCTTTAATCTTTCTAGCAACAGTTGTTGCGTTAGGCATCTGTGTTCCAAACATTGCTTGGCAAGTTTGTACAAACGCTTTTGTCTCTGGATGAGCTGCTAACATTGGTTCACCCTTTACAGTAATACCACCCCACTGCTGAATTGATGTAGCAGAGGAACCATCCTTGTGAGAAACAAATCCAACCATATTTCCATTCACATCTCTAAAATGAAAGTCGGACTTTGGAGTTCCAGGTGTACTCTCAACATTCACAACCTGATATGTATTCTTACCAACCTGTAGATTTACAAAATCAGATCCAAGTTGATTCTTTATCTGTTCTAGTTTTCTTCTTATAGAACTTACTTCAGCATCTTCAGCAGCAGTTGTATTTTGACTCCTACCAGAAAATACAGAATCCTTGTACAACTGAGTCAATCTGACTTGACCTTTCATTGTAGTGGGAAGAATAATGCTCTGACCTTGCTGATACTGAGAAAGATCGTCAACACTTCTAAGTGTATTAGCAACGGTAGGATCAATCTTTACCTTTTGACCATTGCTTTCCACAAGAGTAAAGTCTCCCCTGCTAGCAATCCTTGTCCTAAACAGGGAAAAATTATTTCTTTTCCTAAGTTCTGCGGGAGATAAACCTGCCATATCCCTTTTTAGGTATTTATGGAGAATAGCGGACTCGAACCGCTGACATCCTGCTTGCAAAGCAGGCGCTCTACCAACTGAGCTAATTCCCCTTGAGATAGTCCTTTTCGGATTGATAAGGAACTATTTCACCAGTGTAATGCTTAATTCCTTCTTGAATGTCTGGAATTAACCACTGGTCAACCCGATAACAGTATTTCCAGTTAACGGGTTGAATACAATTCATTATAACAACTGTCCAGAATGCTGTCAAGTAGTTAAGAATCGTGTACATCTTTTTCTAGTTTTTTAATTCCTTTACTTGTCCACAGTGCGGTAAGAATAATAATCGCATAGAACAGTGTATCATCTAGCATTGTTAGAAAGAAGATAACTGAACCACCATACTTAATGATATTAGGTAGTGGAGCAATAATCCTGGAAAAAATGTAGCGGTATGTATCTTCAAACTTAAAGTATAAGAGGAAGAAGAGAGTAACTACAAACTCACTGTAAGGAACAATAAAGTAGAGTGAGATAAAAATAAAGATTGGCCAGTAATGCCTTTCGGGTATCTTAGCGGCAAGTTTAAGATACTTATGAATCAGTTTATTCATTTACCCCAAGAACGGCACCAAGATTGTCATCAATATCACGAATCACATCACGAATATCAGCAACTCGTGCAGGAACACAAGTGGGGTCATAAGTATAACCCCTTTGTGATTCAAATAACACTTGACGAACTGCTGCTGCTTGACGAGCGTCCATCTTGATGATTACAAGTTTAGTATCGCTCACAGGTCTCCCTCAGCACGATTCTCAGAATAGTATACATCAAAACTACCACCTGGGTAACGCTTCTCCAGTTTCTGAACGTTGCGAGCAATCACATCGTCGAAGGAAACACCGAGTGCCATGCAGGCTTGAGCAACGTACCACATAAGATCACCGAGTTCAATAATAAGATGCTCACGGTTATGGTCGTCCCAAGGTTTTCCTTGGAAAACCATCTTCTTGATGATTTCAAGGAACTCCCCACCTTCAGCATTAATACCAACACCCGCAGTAAGTAGTCGCTCAATATTGGCACCCTTCTCATCAAGGGTAACAAGGCGGTCGGAAAGTGCGACAAAATCAGTAGAGGCATCGCTAGTAACCGCATCAACAAATTTTTGATAGCGTTCAAAATCAACTTGCTTAGTCATTAAAATTTAAATCCGTCGAATGATTTTTTGGGTTTCTTTTCATCTTCATAATTATACTGCTCTTCCCGCCCAGAGTCAAGTATATCGTCTTGTGCGGTTTGCTCACAATCATAAAGGCGCATCTTGGCACGGTCGATGCCAACAATGAATCGTTTATAAATCGTTGGGTCATTATAACGATTCTTCAACTGCTTCACCATAATCTGTCCCAATTGTTCCAGTTCTTCCGTGCTAATAAGGGCAAACATAAGATCAGCAGTAGCAGGGAGACCAAAGGATTCAGAAGTGTCAGTAAGGTCAACATCAGAGCTACCATAACCAGAACGAGTGGTCTGGGTGGCAGATACGATAGGGACCTCGGCTTCGACAGCCAACCCTCTAAGTTCTTCTGCAATTGACTTAACAAGAGTATAGGAATTAATATTGGCAGATCCTTTGTAACGTGACGAGGCACAAATATTAAGATAATCCACAAAGATGATATCAGGTTTAAAAGACTTCTTAAGTGCAAGTTCATTAAGAAGTGCCTTAAAGTGTCCACTATGTGCGCTCGCAGTAGGATACTCTTTAATTATAAGTTGTCCCTGAGTTTTCTTGCTGAGATTAGTTACTTTATTCTCAAACGAAGTTCTAGGAAGGTCGGCAAGGTCTTGAATAGGAACATTCAGAAGGTTTGCATCAATACGTTCAGCAATTTTCTCCTCTGCCATCTCCATTGTAATGTAAAGCACATTACGTCCGTTAAGCAGAACGGAGCTAGCCATATGACACATGAAAAGAGACTTACCAACACCTGTCCCAGCAAGAGCGACATTAAGAGTCTTGTTAGGAAGACCGCCTTTTGTAATCTTGTTGAAATACTCCAGGTCAAACGGGATACGGTCCTCTTTCCGATGATACGCTTCATAACGTTCCTTATAATCCTCTAAGTAGTTGTGACCAATGTGATTATCAAAAGAAACTGCTAGAGCATCCGACAAGATTGAAGGAATAGCATCACGATTCTTTTTCTCATCTTGACCATCAGCAATGCTGACAGATTCCATCAGGGCAAGATAAATCGCACGGTCACGGCACCACTTCTCAGTGGTATCAAGTAACCACTGATTTTCTACAGGAGAATCATTAAATGCCGCAGTAATTTCACGACATTCTCTAATTTCCATTTCGGAGAGATCAGTACGATTCTCCAATTCAATCTGCAGTGCCTCTGTAGTAATAGCGGCACCATATTTCACAATGAACTGAGTAATCTCCTTAAAGATAATCTTTTCGGTTCTCTGTTCAAAATAATCAGGTTCAATAAACGGAATTACTTTGCGAGAGTACTCTTCATTGAAAACAAGGTTTCGCAGAATAGTTGCCTCAATTCGTTCCATAAGAATAGTTTTGTTTAGCAATCTGGTCAAGTTTCTCCATTACTTCTGGAGTGAAATATTGCTCGGGGTCTTTGAGTATAGCTTTAGCATAGACTTTTTTACCGTCGATTTCATAGCGTCCTGCGACATTCTTCCAGAGACCGCCCAGTTCACCGAGTTCAAGAAGACCGTAATAACGATCAAGACCACGCTCATCGTAAAACAAACGTACCGTAACATCTTGGTTCTCCTTACTTAAACGCGACTTAGCAGTCTTAGCCTTGATAAGGTTTCCGACGATTTCAGTTCCGTCTTTTTCCTTTTTCTTGCTGAGGTGAATAATGGTAGAAGCAGCGTACTTAAGACCAGAACCGCCGCCCATCTCTTTAGTAGGTACGTAAGCGCCAATGACATCGTAGGTGTGGTTAGTAACAATCATGGGAATGTTTGCCTGACCCAACTTGAGTGTGAGCATACGGAAAGCACCTTTGATAAGTTGGGATTTGGTCATATCCCGAACTTGTTTATCATTCAGCGCATCAGTAATTTCTTTCTCTGTGGAAAGCATACCCAAAGAGTCTAACACAAACATACAGGGTTTGCGTTCTTCTACAGATTTTTTTAAGTAAATATCTACTGCCTTGAGTGCCTTGCTACGGAACTCCTCAACCGTTACAACATTTACTACTACAACACGGTTAAGGTCTAACCCACGACTTGCAAGAAGTGATTTGTTAACAGCAGCCTCAGTGTCAAAATAGAGGCAGTAACCATCAGGGTTGGAATCAAGAAAATTCTTAACGACAGCGAGAGAGAAGAAAGTCTTTCCAGTAGAAGACTCTCCAGCAATAGCAGTAATCTTATTCCCAGATACACCACCAAATATGCTACCTGAAACCAGTGCATTAAAAATGTACGAACCTGTGTCAACATAAGTTTCAGTTTCATCAATATCAGATGCAAGTTTGGTGTAATCATCACCAATCTCTTTTACAATTTCTTTCAAAAAGTCCATTAATTTCTCCACTCTGGTCTAATATATGAATAATTTAGATAGTCCCAAAAAATATTTTCATAATCCTCAAGGTCAAATTCAGGATCTGTTCCATCATATGACATTAGTTCTCTCCAATGCATAAAACATCTTTTAAATAGTTTCATCAAGCAACCATCCCGTATTGTTCACGAAGTATTTTTTTATAAGGTCCGCCAGGGTTCTCCTCACGAATCTCTTTGATAATTTTTAGTTTTTGGTAGAGGGAAGTATCCCCACCAAGGCGAAGAGCACTCACAATAGTAGCGAGTTCTTTGTCGTTAATAGGTAGATCCATTAAGAGAAAAATAGTTCCAGGTTTACAGTTTTTTCCACATTCCACCCAATAGCATCTAAGATTGCCTTGAGTGGTTCTACAAAACTCTTTTGGAATTGTAGTTCATAGTCGATATATTTGTCAAGATTAAGTTCCTTTGGAAAATCTTGAATGAAAGAGATCACGTTCTCCTGAATAATGTTTGGTTTCTTCAGGTACAAAAACTTGATCTTTTCTCCATTACCAATAAGAGAGTACTTATTGGTAAGTTTGTTTTCTTTCACATAGTGATTAAAGAGTAGTGCTCCCCTAACATGAATTGGAGTTCCTTTAATATAAATGTCGGCAGAAGAATGATATTTACGTACATCGGATGCTGTACGTGGAAATGCAATTTCTTCTGGGGGAAGTTTTTTAAATTCATCTCGACATTTATCAATGAAATCAATTACATCGTCTTCAGTTGCATTCATCATCAACTTAAGACCATCTTTAATCATCTTACGGCAAGGTGCAGGAGTCGAAGACTTCACTGCTTCGATACCCATCATCTTAAGTTTAGGTTCAGTATACTGAACACCCTCACTGTTCCATACGTTGAGAATGTATCGCTTCTTCGCAGTCCAGATACCACGTTCAGCAATGTTCTCACGTTTCATTTGCATTTTCTGATCATATGCAGAAACATACGTTGCCAACTCTTGATATGAACGTTCAATAAAAGGTTCGAATTTTTCTTGGCAGATCTTATCAAGTATGGAAACAATTGCTGTTTTATCGTCAGACTTAGCACTAAAAAATTTATTAACAAGAGGTCCGAGATTAAGATAGATCGAATCAGTATCGGATGCGATAACATAATCCTCTCCGTCAGTTTGCAAAAGATTATTTAGATATTCATTCATTCGGTTCTCAATCCAACGGATAGAGACTTGCCCAGAGAGTGTAATCGCTTCTGCGTTTGCGAGTTTGTAATATCTAAAATACTGGTTACCGATAGCGCCATAAGCACTATTAAGTTGAATCTTACGAGCCATCTGGATATTGTTACACCGTGCAATTTCTTTCTCAAGTGCTTTTGTAGGTGTTTTTTCATAATCCTGTTTTGCCGCAAGCATCTTCTTTTTGAAGACAGTTCGATCTTTATAGATCTTCTCCATCAGTTCTGGAAGGAATCCACGAACATCTTTACGATACATAGCACCATTGGCACATACCGCATTGTCCTTATACATTTCGAACGTTAGTTCTTCGTTAAGTATTTTATCAACTGTTGCTGATGGATGCCTCGTATCCCTGAGTGTCTCTGGCGAGATATTGTACTGCATAATAAGGTGAGGATACAGACTGTTAAGGTCAAAAGACACAACCCAGTCATACTTTCCAGGAATCGGTTCCTTAACATACGCTCCCGCATACTTTGAATCCTTATCAGAACGTTCTTTGGGAGGAATAACAATGTTCCTCTTCTTTAAGTAGTTATAGATGATCGTATCCCACATACGGACTTGTGAAAACACATCTTCATAATTTACCTTAGCGTCGTATGCCATGGTCAAGGCAAGTTCAATTAGTTTCATCTTGTCTTCCATACGGTCAACAAGTTCCACGTCAATGATGTTGTATTCTACGAACTTCTGCCAACCCTTGGTATAGAAATCCTTAAAGGTATCAAATTCACTGTGATCCAGCTTCTTCTGCCCAAGTTCTACACTGGCGATGTAGTCAAGACGATACGATTCCTGCGCTTTGTAAGT